TACCCTCTTTAATCTTGATAAAGAGAGCCGGACAATTGCGAGCCGGTTGTTGTTCCCCCGACTCTTGATGCTGTTGTTCCCGATTTAAACGCACTACCACCCTTCTCTTCTATCGCTGCTAAAGCGTCTTGTGATGATTTCTCAAAAGACGCTAATTGTTTATTGTATCGAATGTCAGATGTACCTTGTTCTTTTTGTGGGAATACAGCAGGTATAGTATCTATCAATACTCTTAGACAATCTACACAAACTAAAAACTTTACTGCACTTTCTTTTAAGGTATCAGTAGGTGCGCCTGTAGCATCTACACCAAAGTATTCTGCTACTCTTGCTTTTTTGTTTACTTCTGCTGTACGAATGGTAATATATTCTGTGATTGTACCATTGTTTAGACCTCTAGGTCTATTAAGTAAATCTCTAATATTATCCGTTGTTACTGCCATCTCCGAACCTCTCCCTATAATCTAACGGTACGTCAAGCACTATATTGTTTGATGAAGGTTTGGTTGCTCGGCCTAGTACTACAACAAGTTTAGTAGCAATAATTTTTTGAGCCATTTCGCTATTTGGAATCCAATAAGGTTTCTTTGCATTTCTACTTAACAAAGACATAGGGTGATTAGCGTATCTTCTACCACCGTTCTTATGCGCCCTTATTAACCATCCCGGTCCGGGCAAATAATTATCTAGTCTGAATTGCATATCTTCTATACTACCACTTTCGGGTAATGGAATACCCGCTTCTTTTAATGCTGATGCAAGTTTAGCCTTAGAGGGTTTCTTTGGCTTCGCCTTAGCGACTTTTTTATCACTCATTCATTCACCTTTTAGTTTCAAGGGTTAGAATATCCAAGTACGAATACATGGACTGCCGGTGCTGTGTCGTCAGAAGATGTGGATGTGACCTTAAGAGTACCACCCGCACTAATCTTGTAGTGTGCGTCATCTATCTCACCACATCTTACAACATCTTTGTCACCTGCTGTTCCTGTAACAAAAGCATCAGTAATAGCGTCAGTACCGTTAAGTACTTGTAGGCTGTTAGAGTTATCTCCACCATCTGCTAAAAGATGGGACCAAACATCAACAACTTCTAAGTTGCGGTCTACAGTTAGTGAAACGCTTTCTGTTGCGCCACCATCTACTGCTATTTTGTAAAGGATAGGTATAGACCCACCTGTTCCACCATTAGAGACTTGTTTTGTGTTAAGCCCTGTCATTAGGTTTTGTAATTTACGGTTAATAGGCATTTATTTTAGCCCCCTTAAGCCCTTACGCCTGTAATCTTACAGATTCGGTTGTTCTTACCTGCTGCTGCACCATCTTGCATTTCGTGGATAACGCTACCCATGTAAGATGTTAATAGCCAATCAAAACCGACTCCCGGTAGACGTGTTAATTCTGTCTCTTGGAATCCCGGTCCGTTGTATGTGAAAAACTCGGCTGTTTCTGCGCCCGGTATAAGTAGTAGACCATCGTTTACCAATGCGCTACTAGCCCCGAAATCTCTTGTGTAGTAAATTGTTAGGTTTGCGATTCTACCCAAGTGTTGTTGTAGAGACTCGACTACGTTTCCGTATAGAGTTGTGTTAAGCATAGCACTTCTCTTGTCAGCAGGTAATACTAGAGCCATTGGCTCATTACCGCTAACCTTTGCGTTAGCAAAGATTAAGTCCATAGCGTCTAGCAAGTCTTTTTCCTCGTCTGCTGATGCACTACCGAATGTTGAAGTTGCTGCTTGTGATTGTCCATTACCTGCCATTAACTTTGTTAGGATGTGGTTGTCAATAAGGTCTGCACGACCTCTTACTACAGCCATTTGTTGCCTGTCAATGTTCTCAAAGGATTCACCACGTAGTCTTACTGCGTCTAGGAATGTAACACGACCTTGACCTTTCTCAAGTTTAACTGTGTAGTTTGCTGTTCCAATGTTTGTTGGGTCTGTTAGAGCAACGTCATCAATTGGGTAAGCGAATGTACCTGTCACTCCGGTGTACCACTTAAACTCTAGCCAAGGAACGGTTCTTACACCTACCAAATCAGTCGCTATTGCGATTGTGTTAGACTGTAATTGAATGAAATCTCTTAAAGTCTGTTCTAAAACCGCATCTCCTACCGAGAACGGGCCTGTTGCTGCTTCTACGTTTAATATTTCTTCTAATGTGTTATTTACCATATTATTCACCTCAATTTATTTGCTATATCTAACAAGATACAGGAATAAAGTCTCCCGATGCGATTGCACCTTCTCCACCAAAGTAGTACCCTACGAATACTGCTGAATTAGTTGCGTCATTTACTGTGACTGTTCCGTTATCAGAAGCAGTCTGTGAAACATATACCGACATTCCAAACTTAGGTGCTGCTGTTGCTGCACCTGCTTTAAGATAGCAAATACCGTCAAGAGAAACTACTGATACTGTTCCTGTACCTGCTGCTTCTAATGCTTGGTCTGCATCTCTGCTTGATTCAGCCATTGTGTAAGCGATTGGTGTATCTGTTACGCTTGCTGTCATTAGTATTCCACCTGCACCGTACTTAACTAAAAGTCCTTTGCTTGCGAAAGTTTCTGCTATATCTACTACGTTTACTGGGTCGTTTCCACTATATGCTACCATTTTATCTCATCTCCTTTATTGTGTCGTATGTTGGGGCAACCATTTGTGTACCTTCTCCAACTGCGAGTGTTTTGTTCCATGCACCGGCCCAAGCGTTCCATGCTTTAGCGTATAGTGCTTCATCGTTTTCTACTACTCTACCATTTAGATAGTTAGAAACTTTGTGAGTTGATTCAGAAGCGATTGCTTCTTCGATAGGTTTCTCGACTGATTCAACAGGAGACATTTCTACTTCTGTTGGTGTCGGGTGTGCCTCATTCCATGAAGCAATTAGAGAAGTTAGTGTATCGGATGACAAATCTTCGTGTCCCGACATTCCTAATTCTGATGCCTCATCAACAAGAGTTTGACGTGATGCCTCTACTCTTGCTTCTTCTAGTGCCTCAAACTCGCCAACTCTTGAATTGGCTAAAACGAGGGAAGCCTTAAGTGCTTCAATTTCTGCTGCGTAATCTACTGTATTTTCTTCTTCGGTCATTTTAATCACCTTGTTGTGCTTTGAGTCAGATTGTGAATGTCCTATAAAGGTTGCTTCTGCTGCCGTTGCTTCTATTTTTCGTATAGAATCTATCGTAGCCCTTTGATATGCGGGTTTATGCACAATAGCAAGGTGGTCAAACTTAAAATCTTCACCAAATAACATACCATCTTCGGAAGCCTCAACAGGTACGCCGCTACCACCAATTGACACGCCGTAGTTATCCCTAGACCATAGGCCGGACTCTAAAGCATCGAATAATTCTGTTCTTACAACGTGTGCTACATATCTAACTTCGTAGCCACTTGCTACGGTTTTGTGGAATGATGCACCTTTAATATATCCGACTACTGCTTCTTCTACGCCGCCATTCATATTTCTTGTAAAGCCACTACCGTGTTCACTTGCTGCCGGATGATTTAATGTTAAGTCTGCACCTTTCATTTGTTCTACTACTAACTTTGCGCCTTCTTCTGTTAAAGCCCATTTGTTTTTATTCATGCCTTCGTGGAATGCTACGCCTCTTATTTCTATAACTGTTTCTCCGGTAGATGCTTCTACTATTGCTTCTACCTCGTCAAAATCTAAATCTAATGTAACAGCAACTTTTCTACATTCACCATCTATCATTTCTTCCCCTACTCCACATTCAGAAGCATAACCATTCTTTTTCTTGTCATCGTAATCTGCTTCTGTTTTAAACTCATGTCCTTCGTGTGCAGCCATACATTCTTCTTTAGAATATCCTGCTTTTTGACACCTAGACATATATTCGCCGTGTGTTTCAGAATCTTTAGGTGTAGGTTCTGCTGCCTGTTTCAAAGCCTTTTCCATTGAAGGTTCGGGGTCCTCTACATATGCAACACTCATACATTCACCATGTGATGCACATTTTTCTTGTGTCATACAAGAAGAACAAACGTCATATGCCGCTTCTGCTTTTTTCTTAATAGGAATACAATTAGGTACTTTTCTACCGTTTTTCATTTTCATACCGTATTGTTCATAACCCGCAGTACAAGGGTCATCGGCATCTTTAGCCTCAACTTCTTCATCATTACATCCACATCCACATGGTGTTCCATCTTCTGCTTCTACTTTTGTTCCGCCTCGCCATTGTCTACAAGACCAATACCTAGCCTTCCATTTTGGGCCGGGTGTTTTACAGTTGTGTCTAGCACGAAATGATTTTCTTCTAGCGGGGTCATCTCTTTTGATTTCCATGTTAGGGTCGCCAAATCGTACAATAACTACTGTGCCGCTACCATTTTTAGTATATACTGCAAACTTTTTAGCCCCACCCTTTGTTCTAAAGGGTTTATTGAGACTTACAGTACGGCCTTGATACTCGGCTGCTGAAACATCTTCTTCATCCCATTCTTCGTATGCTACTACTTCGCCACTACAACCGCATCCACACGACATGGTTTTCCAATTTAAGGTTTGTCTTATTAATCTATTCTAGTATGCCGGATTGTTTTAGGCTTTCTATCAAATCTTTATACAATGAGTAATCAGATAAAGTACATATCGGTTCTATGTGGTTATCACCTATACTATAATTAACGTATGCTTTGGGACTTACATATACTTTAAAGTCCTCACTAACATAAGTGTAGTTATCTTCTACTCTTACAATAATATAGAATGGTTCTTTTTCCACTATTTCTCCGGTAATACTACTACAGGAAATCATATTGGGGTCATAGAAAGGGCTTGTTTCATACGCAGGTGCAGCAAAAGGCACAAGAAAAATACACATCATACATATAGCGATAACCTTTTCTATTACTTCGTCTTTGTGCATTAGCCCCACTTTTCCGTGTCAAGGGCCATAAAAGCAATAGCGATAAATAATAAGATGCAACAAACTTCGTTAAGTGTCATAACACTAGGTTATCCTAGTGTTTTATGATTATTTAGTTTTAGGGCCTTTAGTAATTTGAAATGCTTCCATATCTAAAGTATGTTTTTGTTGCATGGCTTCCATATCCAAATCGTGCTGTAGTTTTAATTCTTCTAGTTTACGAGTATGGTTTTTAGATGCGTTAGTAGATTCTACGTCAGCGTTTAGTCTGTCGGGTAATACTGCAATTTTAGCACTTTCTTTACCCTTAAATAAATCTAGTACACTTGTTATAATAAGAAGTGCAGGACCACCTAATAGACCAATAACTGTAAGTTGTGAATCCGATATATCCCTTTGTTCTACAACGCTGTAATAAGAAGCAGCCGCAGCGATTATAACCCACGCCATAACAACACCCATACCAAAAGTTAGCATAAGTGTTTCGTTGGGATTTGACATTTTTGGGCTACTCATGTCTTTTCGTTGTTCGGGGTGTCTTTTAAGTATTATTGCTGCAACAGCACCCAAACCCGCTAAAATAAGACTATATACTGCAAATTGTAATTCCGGTATCATATATCTTCCTCACTAGGTGCGCTCTCTTGTTCATTCTCTCTAGGCAAACTTCCTACATCCGCAGGTTGTTCGACCTCTTTTCTTTCATCACCTTCTTTGCCTATTTCCGGTAAGTTTAGAATATCAAGGGATTGATTAAGCGTAAGTAGACCCCCATCATAACCCATTGTTACTCTTTGCATAACATTGAGTGGAGATTCCATATCCATAGCGTCAAACTTAATAGTAGGCAAATCTTGTCGTCTATATGTTATACCTAATAGGTCTAAGTGCATCATAAATAGTTGCATAGCCGATTCCGCTAGTATTTTGTGCATACGGCTTATTGCTTGTACGGCCCAAAGGTTAGCGTTGAATGTTGCTGCAAATGTAGAACCACGTTCTTGACCTGCTGCTACTCTCGGTACTTGTAGTACGGCTGCAATATCAGCATTTATACTATCTAGGAAATCTGCACTATTAGGCATTGTATTACCTAAATCTACGTGGTGTAGATTAACGTAATGCGGTAGTACAGGTATTTGGTCGCCCCTTAAACCGGAGAATAAACTAATTACCTCATCCATAATAAATGATAACCTTTGTGATTGTTCAACAGGGTCTTGTATATGTTCAATAGCAGATTTGTCTATTGTAATGTATTGTTTAGTCATAGCATCTTCTAAAGATATACGATTATTCATACTGTTGTATTTCATGCGTATTGCTTGCTTTAGTGCCGAGAAACGTGATGCACCCCATATACCATAAGTCTTTCTACCTTTGTTATCTGTAAACCAATTAGAACGGAAATCAACCTTTATGTGTAATATTTCTTTTGCGGAAATAGCAACTTCGTAAGGTGATGTTTCCCGCATAATATATGTTCTTGGGTTAATTATAGGGTTATCTTCGTCAGCAACAAAGTAAGAACCTACACCGCCTCTTTCATCAACAATAGTTATTTGTTTGATAGGAAGGCTTTGTAGACCTGTGACCCCTATACCTTGTTTACCTACTATTTTGTTAATGTCATTACCGTAAACCATCATATTACGCATAGAGTTAATCATAATGTCGTCAAAGTCAAGAGTATCTTCTACAAGACTCTGTATGGCGTTTCGTATCTGTGCATTTTTACCTTTAGAATAATTAATTTCATAATTGTTAGCCGTAAGTGATACAGCACGAACCGCACCGTTCAATTCCGGGTCTAACTTCAACATAAGGTCATACAAATCAAACTCATTGTCAAACTTACTGTCTTGTCTTAGTTTTTCTGTATCTCTAACAATATCCGGTATTCCCGCAATTGCTGAAAACTTTTCGTTAGTAGATAACGCTATTCTCTTCGGTTCTACGGGTTTTTCTACACTTCCGGTTAATCTTTGCCACAAACTTCGCTCGGCCATATAATTACGAGGATTAGGTCGTTTTATAACACTTTTTGATGTTTTTCTTAATTTTTTTTATTTTTTCGATATATTACAAAATTAATAAAACGCTGTACTGCGCTAATTCTTTCTATTTATTTTATTTCTTCTATAGTATGGATGAAGTTAATAACTAAAAGAGTAATAGATAGACAGGGCCGCCGCCTACCCATACTAAAGAAAGAATAAATTAATTCAAACATAGGCTTTTAGTAAAGCGTTTTTTTAATTTTGTTAAACACTAAAAGAACAAAATAAATAAGTATTATAAGACGATATGAGCAGGACAGTACAATGGGAAGGTATCAAGGGGGCTACGACCTCATAGAAAAATACGCCAATGATAGGACTTTTAGGAATAATTCCGATTTTGCTCGGTTTTTGCACGAAGTTGAGCCACAATGCTCGATAAACAGTTGGAGATGTAGAATACAACGGTGGGTCAAACAAGGAAATGATTATAGAGAAGCCGGAACACCGGAATTATCTGTAAATAAGATAAGAGTTTACTATGATAAAGCAAATGACACTTATTTGACGGTGTTAGATGCACTAGGTGGTGAAATGGTTGCTATTGATGGTGAAAAACATAGAAACATGAAAAAAGATTATTCAGATGACGGTAATGGTTTGTCTGCAACAGATTTGGCTAGAAAGTACGGAATACCTACAGGTTGGATTAAAGAATACATAAGAGTCAATGAATGGAATCATGGTATGGACATTTTTACCGATGAAGAAGTTATGACAAAGACTACTGATGATTTAGTAAATGAAACTCTTGCTGTTAGGCGTATGCAAGTAGCAGAAAAGGTAGAAAGTAAGCGTTGGGCCGAAATAGAAAAAGATGCTAACGCATATAGGGCTTTTAGTGATACAATTCTTAATGAGTTTCTTACTTTAATCCCAAAAGTAAAAACAACTACGAAAAACAGAATCAAGATGACGGAAAACGGTAATTATGCCGTAGTAATTTCTCCTACTGACTTACATTATGGTAAATATGGTTGGAAAGATGAAGTTGGTGAAGAGTATGACCTTGACGAAGCACGTTCAAGACTTATTGACCGCACAAACAATTTAATTTCAAGATTACCTAGTAGGCCCGATAAAGTTATTGTGACTGCGGGTTCTGATTGGTTTCATATTGATAATGACGCAGGTACTACTACAAGAGGAACGCCACAAGATATGGCGGCTACTCCTGCACAAATACTTATGGGTGGTTGTGAGTTAGCAAGAGAGCATATTGAAATGCTTCGTGCTGTTTCTCCTGTACAAGTAGTATTTATGTGTGGTAATCACGATAGGCATAGTAATTTTGCCTTGATGATGTATTTATCTGCACTTTATGAAAATGCAGATGACGTAGAAGTGATTGTTAGTCCTTATCCTCGACAGTATATAAAATACGGAAACTCTTTGTTAGGTTTTACTCACGGTGATGGTGTTAGGGGTAATGACTTACCTGCACTTATGGCTACAGAAGAAAGACAGGCTTGGGGAGAAAGAGAACACCATTATTGGTTTCACGGACACCTACACCACATGAGACTGACAGAAAAAGCAGGGTGTACGGTAATCCAATTACCTAGTCTAGCCGGACATGATAGATACCACGCTAGAAAAGGATATGTACTTGCTAGAGCAGGTATTTGCGCCCATATTGTAGATAAAGAATTAGGATTAGTAGGTAATTTGTTTTCTCCGGTGGTGCATGAGTAATGTGGGTTTCAGCCAAATGCTACACTTGTGGTTGGGCTACTAACAGAATGATGAAAACAAAGGCGTTAAGAGGTATATGTCCACATTGTAATAAAAAAGATTTACACCCGAAGTGATTATATGGCTACATTCAATACTAATTTTTCTATGGAACGTAGTCGTAATGACGTAGAGTATTTCTACAAATGGCTAGGTTATACTTGGGGCGACCATATAGGACAATGGATGGATATGTACGGAGATAATCACGACAATTCTTCTGTACATCGTGTTTGTGTTATTGCACCGAGGGACCATAGTAAATCAACTACTTTAAGGGTAAAACTATTACACATGGCTCTTTTTGAACAATGGCGTAATAAACCTTTTACTTGTTGGTTGTTTTCTGCTAGTAAAGACCTTGCAGTTAGAAGGTTAGAAGAAATAAGAGAAGATATGAAAAGGCATCCTCAATTATCTAGGTATCTCGACCCTAAGAGGGGAAACAAACTAGAAATCCGCTTTACTAACGGTGCATGGATTCGTGCTACTTCTGTTGGTGCGGCTATTCGTGGAGAACACCCTGCGGCTATTGCATTTGATGACGTACTTGATGATATGGGGGATATGAATTGGAATAACATAGCACAATGGTTTAGAAAGAAAATTACCCCTATGTTAAGTCCCGGTACAGCGATTTTCGTAGTAGGTACACCTATGAGTATGAATGATTTGTACCATACAGAAATGTTAGAAAATAGAACATGGAAATCGGGTACGTGGTCTGCTATTCCTAATTGGGATGAACATAAAGCCGACCCACTAAATATTAAGCCTGTAGAGTTATGGGCCGAATATAGACCTATTAAGTTTTTACTAGAACAAAAAGAGGCTATGGGTGAATTATCCTTTGTACAAGAATATTTGTGTAAAGTAGTAGATGACGAGGCTAGTGTGTTTCCTAGAATGCTGATTAGAAAAAATATGGATATGGATTCTATATTACAGACTGATAAGATGGATGGGTACAGATATGTTATAGGGTTTGACCCTGCACATGGATTAAAGCAAGATTACAGCGTTATGGTATGTCTAAAGCAAGATGATGACGGTTATATTCACTTTGTAGATATGTGGAGAAGAAATGACTTTCCACCGGATAAACAAGCGGATATGTTAATAGAGTGGTCTAAACGCTACGGTAATTGTCCGATAGCGGTTGAGGATGTAGGTTTTCAACAAATGTACGAAAGTCTGCTTGCACAAAAAGGTGCGGTAGTAGATTACAGACCTAGTAAGGTTAGTAATAGGGTATTAAAACAAGGATTACTAAATAGACTTAGAGTTTGGTTTGAAAGAGAAATGGTAGTATTCCCGTTTGGTAATGATGCTACTAGAACCAAGATAGGTATATTATTACAAGAATTAGAAACTCATGCGTGGCGTGATGGGTTGATTGTAGATTTAGGCAGACATAACGATACTGTTATGGCTTTTGCACACGCCATAGACCAATTCACATACAGGACACCCGATATGCCGGTAATTATGAAAACCATGAAAGGTGGCGATTGGTTAGGTGGTGAAACACAAATGCAACGAATAAGCAAGCATGAAGGTCTTGGTGGAAAAATAATAGATAGGAGAGGATGGTAAGTGAAGAAAAAATACAATAAACAAAACCCGGAAGTAAGAAGGCATGGCCCTAAAAGCAAAAAGATTGTCTATAAGGAATCTATTGATAAAATAATGGATGAAGGATATTTAGATGATTGGAAAACGTCAGAAGAAATTGCGTGGAAAGCAAATAAGTATGTAAGTAATTATTGGACACCACTTTCTAGGAATATAGTCCCAACTTACTTGAAGCGTACTAACCAAGTAAAATGGCGTAGGAAACCCGGCGCACATAAACTTGAATGGAAAAAAATGTAAAAAAATATTTTTCAAAAAAATTATAAAAAATTGTAAGCGGTGCTTGGCGAGGTGCATACGTGCATATATTTATCTATTTGGAAGAGTGAAAAAACGCCAAAAAACCCCGAAATTAGCCCAAAAACCCACTTTTTGTGATTTTGTAGTCCGGTCGGGTACTTCATATAGGTAATACCTCTATGAATGACTATGTCATTGGAAGTAATGTCAAGAGGCTTAAGAACGACTGCCCTAAAGGATGCTGATTTTATCAGTCATTTAGGAGATTTATTTGAGGTTAAAACCTCAAAAAATCAGGATTTCAAGTGTAAGAAATCCAAGATTAAGAAAGTACTGAAAATGCTTACTTTCACTAATATTGATGATTCATATTTGAATCGTCATGGTAATGAAAAATTAATCACATTAGACACTATCATCAATCTAAAAGATTCTAACTCTATTAGAAAGAATGCTAACCGTTCAAAAACAGAAGAACAATGTCCAATATCAGATATTAATTATTCAAGTGAAACACGTTCAGTATGTCCATGTAATGATTCAAAATTATATGCAAATGATGAATTATGTACTAAGAATAGACTAACAAATATTGGTTCATTCTGTGGTGATTGGTCCGGTTCATGGGAATGGTCTCAAATCCATCCTCGAACCGTTCTAGTACACAATATTGCTAATAAGATTGAGATGAAAACTACTATCAAGATGCCATTATTTGAGATGCAGAATGGACTTCCTGTGTTCATTGGTGAGTATGTTCTAACAGTTAGAACAGGTCATGGCAAATCAATGTATGATGTAGAATTAAGATACCCTCAAACAGTATCAACCAAACAATTCGCAAACGGTAAAAAACATTCATTTTGCGATAATAGAATGTGTTGGGGCAACTGCAAGAAAGTAGTAGGTCGATGTTTGCCACGATTAGGTTTCACTTTAGTCAATGGCGGATGGGCTATGTTTAGACAAACAGAATCAAATCTTGAACAATTAGCAAAAGCAAAAGTTGCATGGTCAAATATGCCAATGATAGGAGGTTCGAATTAAGATTGTTGGGGGGCAACCCCCTTCAATCATAATTATTAATTCGACTAGACTACAAAATAAGGAGGAAATAAATATGGCAATTATACACGATAAAGATGATAACTTACAAACTTACTTTAGGTCATTCTCGGATATTAGACCCTTCACAGAACAGAAGGCAAAATATCTGAAAATGCTTCGTAATAACGCAAAGAAAAACTCAAACGGAATCGGTCGAGAAAACTTCGGCGAAATGTACAATGTTTGCATAACAGAAGTTGCTTCATACTTTGGTGTTAAGAAAGATGCAGAGGCATTACATTTTGAATCAGATATTATTAACGCATTCAATAATTCAAAAAACACATTTGCAGCAGTATGCACAAAGGAATTAAGAAAGTTTAGCAGCGA